TCTGAGACGGGATGCTGCCTGTAGTCGTCAGACCGATGTACGTATTGCTAAGAGTATAAGAACCGAGCGACGGGCCTAGGACGATCAACCTTACGTAGTTGCCACCGAAGTTGATCGCACCCGGAAGGTACTTAGTCACGAGGTTGTACGCAGCCGTCAGCGGTGCAGCCAGCGCATTGTTGCTGACTGTAATACTGTTGGCGAACGAAGGGAACTTAAGCGGGGGAGCCAGAATAGGCGTCATGCGACGTTGACAATCTGCATCACCTGCATCGTACCAATCGACCAGATGTAGACCCAATGGACCTTGTTAATCGTCAGGCTGAACGTGTCACCTAGGAGAGTCTTATCGAAGCTAGAGAAGGTGACAGAAGTCGGTGCCCCCGTATTCGTGATCTGTAGGATCAGGCAGCCTTCCTCAGCCGCAGGAGCGTTCACGGTGAACGTAGCCGAAGCAGCGAGGCTGACCTTCTGTAGAAGGCCGAGAGACGGCAGCGGGGTGATGTTAGATACACCGGACGCAGACCCGTGGTCGTAAACAGTATGGGTGACACCAACAGCCATCGTAGCTGTAGTATCGGTAGTCACTACCTTACTGCCTAGAGAAATCGTAGGATCACCAGCGACACCAGCAGGGTTCGTAATGACAACCTTATCCGCAGTACCGGCGATGTTCCGGGTAGTGAAAACGTTATCCGCCGTCTGGACAAGCAGACCAGTAGTAGCGGTGAGTCCAGCCAAGGCGTTCAGTTCAGCGTCAGCGGTGTAATCGGCACCTGCTGCACCATCAGCCCCATCATCGCCAGCGGCACCCTTGGGACCGGAGACTTGTATCGTCCAGTCCGAACTTTCAGTAGCTGTACCGATTGACTGTACGTCTACAGTAAGATCGTCTCCCGTGTAGTCGGTGACCTGACCGTGCATCCAGACCGTGGTCGGGTTCGCGTCAGACCTAGCGAGGACATACGCGCCTACGATAAAGGCACGAAGAGTTTCTTCAAGCTGGAATACCTTGGAAGCGACGCTAGGCGTCAGGGTTGTGAGACTCGTAGCGGTCAAGGCTTCCGCTTGTTCAGCCGACGTAACTGCCGAAGCAGCAGCAGCATCAGCACTAGCCTCAGCAGCATCGACAGCAGTTTGGAGAGCAGCCGCGTCCGAAAGGGCAGAGATGCCATCGACGTAACCCTTTGTAGCAGGCTCCGTGGCGGTAGTCGGGGTCGGCAGGTTCAGAATGTGGTTGCTGTCCATATCGAGGTCAGCAGCCATGATGTTAGGCTCCGTACCGTCGCGGGACAGAGTGTTCTCGAACGCTTCTTGAATAGAACCGAAGTTCGAGTTGATGGCGTCAGCGGCACCAGTCTGATCTTCAAGGTTCTCAATCGTAGTCAGATCAACCTTGGACATTAGCCAACCTTCCAGATCATGAGATCAGAGTAATGCTCGGGACCGAGGCCAGCGGCATTGCCCTGACCGGTCGTAGTCTTAGTGCTCTGGCAGTTGTGTTGAAGCTGGACCGTCTTGGACGTAGCCAGCGTAAACGTACCNCTTAGGTGAGCAATCGTTTGAAGTACGGCAGTATCTGTGGTGTCATCGAAACCAGCGGGGATACCTGTGACAAGGATGGAACCAGTCGTAGTCGCCAGCCGGAGTTGGTGCATCCCACAGCCGTGGCCAGCGGCCCAAGCTTGGACGATGTAGTCACCGGCAGGAAAAGTAATGTTACCGTTGCTACGGTTGACACCGGAAATCTGGGACTTGCCCGTAGTCGTGAACTGACGGACGGTCCATGTGTTAGCGAGAAGTGAGCCACCATTGACGTTAATAGCTCTAGCTTCGTAGGCATGAAAAAGCTGGCCTCCGAACGGATTGCCAGTTCCTTCAAGATTATCAGCAGTCAGCTTCTTCCACACGGTGGTATGAGCCGATGCCGTTGGAACTTCATCGTTGGCTGCATCAGCAACACCCTTCAACTCGTGAAGGGACGCACCAGCCATATTCTTGTGGAGAGCCATGTAAACCTCTAGAGTTAAGAGGGGGCAGTTTTACCCACCCCCTCTGTAACGCGTTACAGGTCAGCCGTCAGCGGGACAGACCAGATAACTTCGACTCGGACAACACCACCCGTCCAATCCGCAGTTTCTGCGTTGGCCGTGAGGATGCCGGTGTTGGTAATCTTGGTACCGACGAGCGCACCAACTTCGGTCGTGCCGACGTTGTACACCGTCTTTTTACCAAGGTCCGTACCAGCATTGAAAGCGTCCGCAGCGGCCAAGAAGCCGTTGAAGTCGATTTCAGTTGACCGGTCCTGATCGACAAGNCCNACNTCAAGGTTGGCNGNGCCNGNNGCNTCNGTCGGTTCCTTGAGAACGATAACCTGCACCTCTTCGATGAAGGCACCGCTCGGGATCAAGACGTTCTCTGCGACGATCTGTTTATTACCAGATGCCACAGTCGGAAGCGAGGCAAGCGCGATGGTCACCCAAGTCTTGTGCTTGGCACCATCGTACACCTCACCGCCACGGGTAACAGTCCGGGCAGCCAGCGGGTTACGCACCCGCAGACCGTCGGAGTTGTCCCAGTAGCTATTAGTGGGCAGTAGAGACACAACAGCCATATTATCCTCCTATTAGACCTGATCAGTGTCGGTGAGGACAACGACCATGTTCTCCGGGCGATAGAGCTTGTAGCCGTAACGGCAAGTCACGACATACTCTTCGCGCTGGAAGTCCTTGTTCCATTCGCTATCGACCTTGGGGGCCTGACGAACGGCACCGATAAACGGCAGGACATCCGACGCCGCTGAGAAGAACAGGTTGGCGACACCGGTCGTCACGGTGACGCTGTCCACAGTCTCGGAGATACCGGACTTGAGGAACTGCGACACGTAGACGTCGAAGCCGAAGATGTTCTTCAAGAAGTGCATACCGGTACGGTGGCCCGTCTCGATGATGCCTTCCCAACGCGGGTTGTTGGAGACGTTGACGATGTTGCTCAGGGTGTTGAGGGTATACTCAACGCTCGGGTCAACAATCGCAACGAGGTTGCTCATGGGCACGTTGGCCTTCTGCAACGCATACAGAGCCTTCGCGAAGTCCTGCACAGCAATGACTTCGTTTGTACCCTGACCGACCCACCGATGCTCCGCACCGTTGATCGAGTTCACCGCAGATGCCGTCTGGCCTTCCGGTCCGAGGGCGAAAACCTTCGCCTCCATCTCTTCCGCCAGCGCACGGCTCATTTTCGGCAGGAACGCTGCTTCAAGCTGCGAAGCGTAGAACAGGTCCTGACGAGCCTTAGCCGTAATGAACGTACCAGCCGACTTGTACTGGTCAATGGTCATCGTGAAGTTACCGGTGTCGATGCTGGTGTATTCCACCGAACGACCTTCCGCGAAGTCACGAATTTCCATCTGGCCAATCGACGGGATGTTGAGAGTATCACCATCCGGGAAATCGACCATCTTGCAGTATTTCTGGTTCATCAAATCTGCGTACAGAACATCCTTAAGTTCTGCGGACCACAGATTAGACCGAGTCAGATACTCGACGTTGGAACTGGTATGACCAGCCATCTAACCCTCCTAGGTTATTTTTTGTAGAAGGTATCCTCGCCTTGGGCTTGGAGTTCCTTCCAGATTTCTTGACGGGTTTGAGGACTAAAGTACCAACTCTCACCTTTCTCCTGACGCATCTTCTGGTAGTACGCGTAGTTCTTCGAGGACGAAGAGACAGGCGGACTAGACACAGAGCCACGCGGCGGAGGGGTGAACGTATCACCTGCCTTGCGTTCCACAGGCACCAAGTCAAAGAAAGCCTTGGGGCTGCGTTCAGCAATCTCGGTGAGGTACGTTGTTGAAACCTCTAGTTCTGCTGCTTTCTTACGGACTTCCTGTTTCCAGCGTTCTCCGTAAGCTTCCATCAAAGACTGTTCGACCTTGGCACGATTGGCTAGGCGTTTCTGCTTCGCTTCTCGGGCAGCAATGATCTCCTCAATCTTCTCCGGCGTAACAGCGGATGCCTCAACGCTCCGTTCGGTCGGGGTGGTTACCGACTCACTAGGCGGCGTTACTGGCTTCTTGGCAGCCTTAAGCTCGTTAAGGAACTGCTCCATATTGATCCGCTCTTGGATGACCGCTCTCGCCTCAGCCTGCTCACGCTTTAGCTGCTCGATGAACGCATCCTTGTGAACTGCGGCTTTAGCAAGAGCTTCGAGGTCTCTATACTTCTTGCCTTCACCAACTAGCTCACTAAGATATTCCTTTGACTGGTCGATCTCTGGAATATCGCTTTCGATTTCAAACTCCTCATTATGGTCAAAGAGGTCGTCTGACATTATTTATCCTTTCATGAAGCTGAGTAGGTCTTTCAGCTTTCTAAGTTGAGATCGCTCACCATTACGGTGGGCTTGGCGCACGGCCCAATTCGGAGTATCGTAGTCGTCTACAGAACACTCCTTTCGGGTTAGTTCAGCCTCCCGCTCTTCGACAATCTCTAGGAGACGGGTGAGTGCTGTAGTTGAGTTCCGAATAGTCTGTTCGAGGCTTTCCTTGGCCTTTTGGTCTAGGCCCTTGGTCCACTCGACTGAGAGGGCTTTCATTGAGCGCCTTGTGTCAGTGCTGCGACGTTAGGGTCCACAGCGTGTTGATCGTAGTCGTCAGGTGTCAGACCCTTGGGAGTCTGTGCCTCCATGGCGACCTGTTCCTGTGCCGCCTGCATCAGACGCTGCTTGTCGGCAGCCTCAGAGACGCGGATGTACGGCTGGAAGATTTCGTAGTCACCCCAATCCAGCATTTGCTCCGTTGCCTTCGCAATCTGGATGCTCGACAGATGCTGCCGAACATCGGGGTCTTGGCCGGGACCAGACATGTAGAAGTTGTTCATGTTCTGGATCATCTCAGCCCGCTCTGCGAAGTGTCTCGCAGCCATCGGCCTGATCTTGCCCGAGCCGGTAATATCGGTAGGCGTCAAGTCCATGAACGTCTGGATTTTGAAGTCGTCGTTGAACACAGGGATGGATTGTTTGCCGGTCATCATCCGCTTGGACAATTCCAGCATCGCGTTCAGTAGTCGTTCAACAAACTGGATTTCAAATTGGGTAGACTTGCTCTGGAATATGCGGGACGCTGCGTTCTCAAGCCGTTGGACTTCGTAGGCTGTCTTTTCGCCCGGAGTTCGGAAGCCCATCGCTTCCTTCGGCGAGCCAGCCATTTCCTCCATCGCCGTCGTGAGGTATTGGATTTCGACGTTAGCTTGGAGGACTTGGAACGGTGGTGCGAGGATTTCGACGTCACCTTCGTCTCCGACGTAAATACGCTCAAACGGACCCCACTTGAAATCTTCGACGTACCCTTTGACCTTGAGCGGCGGGAACGTGATGAGGTCGAATACGTCGGCCTTCAGGTTCTCGATGTGGTCGATGCGGTACTGCATACCGACGAGGTTATCGAGCGGACCCATTGCCCACAGGTTGTCCTGACGGACACGCCAGCCAACGTGGAAGATGGGAGCGAAGCCGAAGTAGCTCGGGTTCGGTTTCTTGGCGATGACCTTATGGCGATCCACCACCATAATCTTGTGGTTGCGGAGAAGCTCCTTCTTCGTCCAGTCGAAGGCGTCGCCATAGAAAGTCAGGATTTCGACGTAATCGCTTTCGAGGTAAGCCCGGAAGCTGGTGTAGCCGTCAACCTGATAATAATTATCCTTCGTAGTCAACTCGAAGCCAGCGTCCATACGGACACGGGAACGGAGTTCGATAAGGTAGTTGTAAAGCTCTTGTACCTCGGCCTTGTCCTCGTTAGGGGACTCGCTCTCAAGGATTTGCTTCAACTCCCCAATCGACACGATAGAACGTACAATCTTCGGGGACTCCAAGAACGAAGGAGCCACCGGATTGAAAACGATGTCGAGGGGGGAGATACGCCGTATAGTGGGGCCGACATAGCCGACCTTGAGTTCATCTACCGCTGACCGTTCATCCACCCACTCGACTGTTCCGAAGGCGTTGCCGTAATCGGTGTAGTCTTGGACACACTTAGCAATCTCGGTCTTGAACCGATCCTGACTCGTAACCCAAGACATATAAGCAAGGATGCAATCCCGCTTAACCTTGGAGTTGCTGTCTTTGTTATCGGCAAGCCAATCGAGAAACGTCCTCTTCCCGGCAGGGAAAAGGCTCGCCATGTAGTTGGCGTTCAAGTTGTCTCTGATCTGGGTGAGTTTCGGGATCGTCGTGGTGTTCTTCCACGGCAGGCTCGAATTGCTCGTCTTAGTCGTATCGGTAGCGAAAAGGTACTTTCGGAGTTCCTCCCAATCGCGAATTTTGGACTGGCGGAACATATTCCACTCCATCCAGTACTTCGCGACTTGGCAGCCGAGTTCGTCGATTGACGCGATCTGCTCGAAGTGTAGAACTTTGCCTGCCACTATAAAACTCCGCCGAAGCGTGGATGGGATTGAGCGACGTAACCTGAGTTCATCGACCGGACACGGGAGCCTGTCGGAGCGACACAGGCAAGAACGGCTTGGGCAAGCGCATCCTTGACGTCATCATGGGGTGGGTGGGCTAGTACGAGTTCATCTTCCAGAGTCTGGCAATGGCCGCCCATGTAGTGCCACATCTGCCGGTTCTGGTACTTGCTGTCGAGGACGGCAGCAATACGCTCTTCTTTTGCACCTTCTGCACGGTTCGGTTTGTGGTCCTCAATCGAGAGGGCAAGACCGTGCTGTCTGATGTATGTCTGTTTTAGATCGTTGATGATGACCTGTTGGGCTGCGGTAGCCTCGGCCCTCATCTTTCGGAAGTCCCACTTCTGGTGTAGCTGTAGGACATGCTTGAAGTAGTCGAGAGTGTTGTCTGCCTTGAACCGGTCGATGTCGAGGACGTAGTAGTTCATCTGTGGGTCTACACCGACTACGACGATTGCCGTGTAGTCGGACTTGGACCTCAGGGAGTACGCAAAGTCCACGGCAGCGAACACGTTAAGTCGCTGACCTTTGTAATACCAGAAGCCGTTAGCCCTAGAGAGATAAGACTTCTCGTAGTACTGGAAACACTCTCGCTTGATCGCAGCCCCATCGGGGTTATTGGGGTTATTATAGTACTGAGCGAAGAACTGAACCTTGTCGGTGTACTGAGCGTATTTCTTCGCTAGGATGCCCTGATCGAAGCCGAACCATTTGCCGTCAGCACGTTGCTGCTTCGGCCACAGGTACTGGCCTGTCATATCACCCCGGTCCTCAACCTCCCGCTTAAAGATTTCGTAAAGGTCGTAGGACTTATCGGCTTGATACTCTCCGTCATCGGAGTAGATTTCGACCCGCATCTGGGCCATGGTGTCGTACAAGTCTGAGGGGTGGTACCGCGTACCAACAACCCATTGCTCACCTTCGGCACCTGCGATAGACGCGAGTAGGGAGTACTGCTCCGCTACTTTGTTTCGTCCTTCTTCGGTGTAGGCGTTCTCTTTGACGACGACATCATCGAGGACTTGGACGTCGGCGTGCAGACCGGTGACCGTAGTCGTAAGACCCGCCGTAAATACCGTAGGGTCGCGGACGTTCTCTTCTCGCCGCTTGGGATGGTCAACGGAGATTTCGCTTTCAGTCCACTTCGTCCTCTTGGCCTCCTCTGCATTGACCATCTCTGGCCAGTACCGGCGGTAGACGTCTGAGGTCAGAATGTCCTTAATGAAGCCTAGCTGCTTAGTCGCAAGGTTAGCTGTAGCAGAAATATATAGTATACGAATAGCAGGATTTCGGGTGATTGCCCAAGCAACTCGATAGGCCACCAGAGCGGATTTCTGGTGATCGCGAGGCATAAGGACAAGCTGATGGGACTTTGCATCTTGGCGGGTCCACCATCGGAGAATTTCCAGATGGACTGAGCCGAGTACCCGGAGGGGGTGAACAAGACGAATGAACGTCTCTAGGTCACTCTCTGCCGCTTCCCGGATCAGGTCTTTCTTGGTTTTCTGCACGATACTTTCTTACCCAATCATAAATCTGGAGGACGTACCACACACAGCCTAGACCACCAGCGATGGCTGGCAGGAAGCCTACGATGGAGCCGACTACCGAAAGGATGGACAGCCCATGAAGGATTGTCGATGTCTCATTGTTCTCGATCATGGAGGTGTCGCCGATCCGTCTCTTGCCCACCACTGAGACACGGTGAGGACGTCTACTAGGTTCTGGTTAGCTTTGGACGCGATGTAGTCCCACAATTGTGTGAACTTACTAGTCTGCCAGCCGATGGATGAAGGAGTGTCCTTGATGTCGTGGAAGTGTAGGAACAGTGTGTTGCCTCTGGTTATGGCTTCATCCACCAAAGGAAGGACGCTGGCTACCGTAGTCGAAGATGTAAACCCTTTCGACGGGTGGCTCATAGCGATGCCCGGAGGGACACCGAAGCGCGTATAGAACGTTTGCGGCTCTGTAGTCCGCATCGTGTGGAAGCCGTCGCCAGAGAAGGCGGTAGCTAACGCAGCAGAGAAGGTGCCGTTGGGCCAGCAGCCGTGGTTCATCCCACGGGTCCAGCCGTTTCCGCTTAGGAAGGTACGGACTTCGTTGATGTCGGCTAAGGCTGTCGCCGTATCCGCCATCGCCGTAAAAGCGGTGTCGTCAGTGCTGTCGCAGCCTAGGTCCCAACCGGCGTCATACAACGTATCGAGGTTGGCCTCGACCATCTTCCCGGTAGTACCGAGGAGGTCTGGGGCGACGAAGTGGGTAGCGCGAAACCCTCGTTCTTGGAGGATCGGGAACGCAGTCGAGATAATCGTGTCATAGCCGTCGTCGAAGGTAGGGACGATGGTAGGACGGCCACCACAGTTTGAGTATAACGCGTCAAACCGCATCGCTGAGGAGAGGGCACCTCCTGTGAAGCGAGGGGAGACTTGCAGCGTACCCGACGCAAGAGCGTTAACGAGTTCAGTGTAGTTGAAGGATACCCAGCGGCCACCGGGCAGGAAGGAGCCTTCGTTCGTGAAGGTTAGCTGGGTGTTACCGGCACCAACAAGGACTTGGACGGCTTGGGCACCGATAGTCCCGGTTACCCGGTCTGTGTAATAAGCCATGGTTCCAAGAGTATTCGTAGTCTTGGTACCGTAGGATTTGGTGAGGCCCGTAGTCTGGTTCAGAAGGCCATTGGTGACCTTCATCGACCCCGTACCCTCGATCTTCGCAGTCTGGTCTAGCGCCTTAGTAGCATTGGCACCGACGACGGTGAAGCCGGTGTCAGCGTCATACGAGTCAAGCTTCACCGGAGTCTGTAGCGTATAAGTCGTATTGAAGGCGATGGGGGTGCCAATCGGAGTTACCCGGAGGCCACCTTCGTTGTAGTGGTCGGAGACGTAGATGGAGCCATCGGGTCCACGGAGGGGATTAGGGGAGCCAGCAGGGGCTGCCTTGACCCGGAGTGCTCCACAGGGGTGGTAGGCACCGGTGCCGGAGGAGTCATCGACGACAACGTACAGGGACCCGTCAGGCGCATACAGCCCTGTCAGGGTCGATCCAGAGACTACGGTGACTCGGGTAGAACCGTCGGGGGCTGTAAGTGGCAAATCAGTTGGCCTTCAGGATGCGGTCAAAGTCGGATGCCGTTTGTTCGCTCTCAGAAGCGATTCTAGCGGCCTCTTGCTGGATGGCTACCTTGGTAGGGCGGCCTACTTTTTTCTCACCAGCGGGCTTCCAAGAGCCGTCTAGGAGGTATTTGTTGGCGTGGTAGGAAGAAGGGTGGTCAGGATTGCCAGCAACCTTCTCGATCTCACGGAGGGACTTTGCCCTAATCCTAGTCTCTAACTCCCTCCTCCACCTATCGACGTACGGCTTGAACCACGAACATTGGCAAAGGGCCTCCCAATGCTCCCACCCGGCAAGGTATCGGGTAGCAAACTCGTACTCCGTAGGATCACCAGTCTCCATGTAGAGCCGGTAAAGGGACACAAAACCAAGATGGTCATTGTCCTTTAACGTGTAAACGACAGTAGTCTTGTCTGCTAGCGTCGTTTCGTAGAAGAGGGCACGGAGGTAAAAGGCCCCCATGGGGTTCTTAAATGGGGACACAGCCTCCATAAGGATAATCCTTAAGTATACTTAAGTCTCTTAAGATAGGTAAAGAGAGGTAAAGAGGTGATAAAGAGTACTTAAGTAAGAAAGATACTCTTAAGGTAGACTCTTCTTAAGGGGCCGACCTCTGTTGTCTCTCTGGACAACATATGTAATTATACCATAGATAGGAATGAATGTCTAGGAAAATCTTCAAAAGGCTAGAATTTCTGTGCGATATTCTCGAGGTGCCTTCTACCCTGAT